TTCTTGTCTATGCTATCTACCTTGGTTTCGACTTCAATAAGTCTTTCGTAGATTTGTTCGTGAGTAACTTCAGCCATATTTACCTCATGTAAGCAGATGGGGGAGCTATGCCACGACCAGCACCAGCTTTTTCCTTTAATCGTTGATTCTTAGCCCATTCAGTTTGGGCATAAGGGCTACCAAGCAATGCAGAGCTTTCAATTCTTTGTTGTGACACGCCAGGTGCGTTAGCCTCAGTGGGTGACAAGCCTTGTTTCAATTGCGCAATCATGGGAACGTAATCTGTAGCTACATCAGCACTACGCACGGCAGCTTCACCATACTTGCCTTGTTCAGCAGCTCTAGCGGCATCAGCAATACCCATCAAAAGCACGGCAGGACCACCCGCTTTAACAGCTTTGGCAACCAAATTAGTACCTTGAATCAAGCCACCTTTTTTGCCACCAATACTTGCAGGTGTTCCAAGTTGGCCATAATTGCCACCAGTTTGTGATGCTCTTAAATCAACAAGTTCTTTGCCCAAAGCAGTCTCAGGAGAAATAGCTTTAATGGCCGGATTTACTTTTGTCTCATAGTTGGCATATGGTCCAACCATTTGACCTTGATTTACCTCATCACGGATTCTCTTCATCATGTCAGAGCCGTAAGAGTTAAACAAATTGTTATCACCAGAACCAGCACCCAAAATACCAAAGCGACCTTCAGCAGCCAAAGCTTTAGCTTTATCAGGATATTGTTGAGCAAAAGCTTCTGCACCTTGTTTGGCAGCATTACTCATACCTTTTGGATATTGAATATTGCCATTAGCATCACGATTAAATGTGGCCAAAGTAGGAGCTACACCAGTTGTTTTATCAAGTTCTTGAGCAATAACTGTTTGGACCGCTTGAGCAGTATTACCAGTTTGTACGCTTGCTTGCACGTTAGGAGTTGGTGCAACAGGTGCATTAGCTTGTGGTGCGGCAGGTGTAACAGGCGAAGGAGCTTGAGAATATGGGCTTGTTTGGTACGGATTATTTACAGAAATCGCACCTTGATTTTTTAATGCACCACCAACAATTGCAGCATCTTTAGGATTAGTGATTGGGCCGCCCGTTAATTGTTCAGCAGTAGATAAAGGAACACCATATGTTGTTTCAAACTGTTGAGCAAACGGGCTCATGTTTCTTTTTTCAACTGTATCCATAGGGATATCAATTGTTCTGTCAATTGGTTGTTGGCCAATTTTGCGTTGATTAATGCCACTAAGCCCTGACTTAGCTTTACCAAAAGCATATCCAACACCAGTAGCAAGAGCACCAAGAGCCGCACCGCCTGTTACATATCCAACAGGTGAATTAAGGGCCTTCATAAAATCAAAAGGGGGAGCCTCTAAAGTAGCTTTAGCTTCTTGATTTGCAGACGTTATAAGTTCCGCACCTTTTGCTTGTGCTTCTTTTTCAAAAGCGGCAGTTGTTTCTCTACCATCAGCAATAGGAACAATGTTAGGCACGGCAGCACCAGATGGTGCTTTCTCTAACTTTATTTCTGCTTCAATTTCAGCATCACCATAGCCAGCAGCTTTTGCTAAAGCTCGGAATTTTTCTTCATCAAATTTAGCCATTATTGACCTCTTGCTTGTCTTCTAAGTTCTGACAGAGAAGGTGGTTTGTTGCTTGCAGGTGGTGCTACAGGACCAGAAGGTCTTGCTTCAGGTCTAGCAGTAGGTTGTTGTTTTGCATTACGAGCAACAAATTCACTACCCATAATAGTAGCTATTTCGTTAGACCAACGATCACGGATTTCTTTAAATATGCCTTTATCAGTGTAAGCCGCACCGATTGCGCCAGGCACGGGCAACGTCTTTGTCTCATCGTAATGCTTGGCATTGTTATCAAAGTGATTTCTATAAGCCGCAATTTGTTCTGCGTTTTGCTTATGTTGAGCAAGCTGAGTCATTGCTTGTGCTTGCGTATCGGTAAATGATGCGGCAGTTGGCAAAGAAATAAATGTTGGTTTGCCGTACTGATCTACAGCTTTATTTAATTCAGAACCTACCTCATTACCAAATTGGATAGCAGTTCTCATTTGCTGAATCAATTTAGCTTTTTCTTCAGGTGATTTGCCAGCAATAGAATCTTGAAACTTTTTAGAAGTAACAATACTGTCTAATGTTGATTGACTATTTTGAGTTGCCTCAGAAGCCAAACTAGCAGAATCAGTTTGCTGTTTTAAAGCACCATAATCATATTTTTGATTGTTAGTCTTAGAAACAAGAAAGTTTCCATCAATGCTAAATTCAGTGCCAATTAATTCTTTAGGAATACCCAACTTGGCGGCTAGGCCAGCGTCAACTTTTTGGGCTTGACCTTTGCTTTTGTTGTCGTTGATTTGGTTAAAGTAAGTAGAAGCATTTGACTTAGTACTTGATTGACCAACACTGTTAGCAATAGAACCAACAAGCTTTGCATAGTCATCAGGAGCAAGATCAGTTTTTGCGTTTCTATAAAATTTATCTAAAAACTCAAGCTTGGGAGCAAGACCTGCATAAGCCTCAGTCCATTTGTTTACAGCTATTTTTTCGTTTTGAAAGGCTTTGTTGTAAACACCACGATTTTCTTCTGCACTTTTAATAGCAAAAGTTTTGTCGATGTCAGAAACACTGCCACCCCGCTTTGAATATTCTTCAGGAGTAAGGACACGTTTTTGTTCAACATCAAAATAACCTTGTGGTTGTCCCAGGGCGTTAACAGTAACTTGAATAATGTTGCCATTGTCTTTGGCATATTCAGTAGTAGTCTTTAAAGCACCACCAGTGGCCAAATTAAAAGCAGTGTCTTTTTGCCCCATCATAAAAGCAATAAGTGCCTGACCATACAAAGGTTCTTGGCTAACATTACGCAAAGCTTTGGCGGCAGCAAGGTTGCGCTCACCATCAGTTTTTGCAGCATTAATAGGCTCAACTATGCTTTTGAACTCATTAGATCTTTGTTGCATCTCTTGAGCAGTTTTAAGCGTGGCGTTACCTTGAGGCGTATCAACACCCATTTGTTGGGCAGCATTGATCAAACCTTTAGTATCACGAGTTGCCAAAGCAGCATTGGCCGAATCTTTAATAGCGGCAGCATCTTGCAATGCACTTGGATAAATCGTAACTGAAGGGGCTTGTTGTTCAATAATTTCTGCCATGATTGTTCCTTATCCCATCATTCCACCAGCCATGCCTTGTAGGGCTTGACCTAGTTTGCCATAACCTGGCATTTGTTGATATTCATTGCCAGTAGCTAATATTTGGTTGTATCCAGTTTGCGGCACAAGTGGATTGAAATCTCGTTGTGCTTGAGGATTTACAAATGACTGTTCATTGCCATGATATTTTCCATCAAGAACATCTACACCAATATTTGCAGGTGGTGTTGTTGACACGGGCGCACTGTCATAAACAGGAGTAGCAATAGCAGGAGTAAAAGGAGCTACAGGTTGCACTGCAACACCAGTAGGGGGCGCAGAAGCAGTAGGTGCAACAGGATTACTGTATGAAAACTTACCATCTTGATTAGGTTTTACACCAAGCTTATCTAAAGCATCAATAGCACCTGTTTGTTGCAATCCATACAAAACTAAACCAGTTTTTGCTGCTTTGCCAATTTCAGCCAAAGGGCTTTGACCCATGTATTTAGCAGGGTTGCCAAAACTAAGTCCAAAAGGTGTATCTGCCATGATTTATCCTTAAAATCCAAAACCTTTGCTGGAAGTCTTTTGACCTTGTGTACCAGCAAAATTAGCAGTTGTAGAAGCTTGGGGAGTGCCATAAACAATAGAAGCATATTTTGCATATGCATCTAATGGAGATTGAGCAGCAGTAATTGCTTTACCACTTGTATCAACCGATTGACCAAGCAAAGATCCACCTGCCGTTGCTGAACCAAGACCGGAAGTTAGCAAATTGCCATACAAACTACCAGATTGGTTCAAAGCTTGTGCGCCCGTTCCAAGCAATGTATTTGCGGCTTGTTGACGTTGTCCTTCAACTGCGGCAGACGTTTGAGCGGCAGCAGATTGCAAACGCTGTTGACCTAATTGACCTAAGTTTCTATCAGCCAAAGCCATGCGAGAAGAACCCAAACCACCAGCAGCTCCATACAGGGCATTTTGGCCAGCTTGTTGTTCACGAATGGCTTCACGGGCAGGTTGCAAAGAAGCTTGAATTTGTTCGTTTTTATAATCAGGTGAAAATAAACTCATTAACCCTTGAGTACCCGCAGTGGCCAAGTTTTGACCACCTGTAGATAGCATATCGGCAACATTTTTAGACCCACCATAACCTGCTCCAGATGATGTACGTCCAAAATTAGCTAATTCACCACCAATACCCTGTTGTGCATTGCTTATAGAAGCTGCATTTTGATAAGTATTTTGAGCCGCCTGATTTACAAAAGGCTGCGCTACATTCATGCGTTCTGATGCACCTGTTACTGTATTTTGGTAAGCAGGTAAAAATGTATTTTGTAATGCATCAGTTTGAAGTGTAAGCAACCTTTGTTGCTCTGGAGTCATCTGTACAGATGAACTACTTGATCCTTTTCCACCGCCCATGATTAAGCTCCTTTACCTTTGCCAGAACCTTGTTTTGGCTGATTAACTGAATTATCCCATGGTTGCATGGTGTTTGAATAGGCATTAGGCATACCTAATTGAGGTTGGCCGCCTTGATTTGGCATAGTTACTTTGCCGCCCATAAGACCACCTAAACCGCCCATCATTTCTCTGCCGCCCATCATTCCACTACCACCCATCATTCCACCCAAAGGAGGTCCCATGTTGTCTTGAGCCATCTGATTAGGATCAAGTACGCCATCATTGGCTTGAGGTTGCATCATGTTGTTCTCAAGCTTCTGCATAAAAGGTTGCTGAATGGGGTTTTGACCCATTTGCATAGAAGACATTCCCGCTCCCTTGCCCGCAGGGGCAGAAGATTGAGGAGACTGTAATTGTGCTGAAAAACCACCCATGATTTATCCTTGTGGTGAAGTAGGCCAAATAACATTAAAAGGATAGCCCGATTGTTGCGGTATATCCCTTAATTCTTGGCGATAAGTTGCCCATGCCGATTGTTGTTCAGCGGTTAACGGATTGTTTGGAATTTGCGTCCAATCAGAAGAAAAAAGAAATTTACTTCTTTTTATATTAACTTGAATAATTGCTTGATTTTCATCAACAACTTTAACCCATTGCCGAGTGTTGTAGTTAAATTTGTATTCGGAAGATGGTTGCTCTGGAATTTCAAAATCTAACAAAATTCCATTAGGCTGTTCAATTTCACTGCTTACTGTATAAGATACATAGCCATCTTTGTCGATAAAAAGATATGTATTCATCGTTTTAATCCAATGGCATATAAAGTAGTTCTGTCTGCAATAGCGGAACTTGTTGTACCACCAACTTGCACTTTTAACTCAATTGTAAAACTGCCTGATGGGGGTGAAGTAACATAATAAGCTCTAGTATTGTTGTATTGTTGTTCGCCTGGATTTAAATAATACCCACCAATACACAACGCCATGGGTTGCTGAACACCATTAATATACAAATTAACTACTGCGTAAGAACTTACATCAATTGAATACAACGTGTATACAGAATAACTTAAATAAAGTGGGAAACCACCCGTATTTAAAGAAGCAGTAAGAATTGATGCCTCAGTACCTATTACGCCAGTAGCCGTAACAGAAGTATTATTTTGTGCGCCAACAGCAGAAGTAATTGCGTTAGTTGCAACATTTCCAGTTGCAACAACTGACCCGTTAAGAGTCATTTGTGAACCATTAAATGAAATATTTGTTGTGCTATTTCCAAATGCAAAATTACCTGATGAATACAGAACCCCGCCTGAACCCGTCATGGTTGTTCCACTAATTGCGGCTGTGCTAGATTGCAAAGTACCGCTAACTGTCAAACTTCCAGTATTTGCGGAAACTGCTTGCAAATTGGCAACATTTAAATTTGAGCTACTAACAATTTGACCATTTAATGTTATGGCTGATCCGTTGTATGAAATGTTTGTAGTACTGTTACCAAACGCAAAATTTCCGCTTGAATACAATACACCACCTGAACCCGTCATGGTTGTACCGCTGATGGCCGCAGTATTAGACTGAACAGTTCCAGTAACAGTTAAGTTACCAGTATTAACAGTAATAGCAGAAAGTGAACCTACTTTTAAACTTGAAATGTATGGTGTAGACCAAGCGGTACTGCTAGACCCGTTATAAATACCATCGGATTGATACAAAGAATTGTTGCTTGTTGGATCAGGATCATTGGCGTACCAAGTGACATTAAATGACCCACCCCAAACGGCACTAGCTTGCGCACCTGTGGGACGATTGTCGCCACTTACAGTTACTGTTCCTGATACAGGTGTTGGATTGCCACTAATACGGGCGTACATTATTTTTGCAGAAGCTCCTGCTGCACCACTTGTACCTGCATATCCTGAAGCAATAATTGAAGAGGTTGACCAATTAATTGTTGTGGTTGTAGCAGTAGCAACATCAATCAAACTAACACTAGCCGCCCACAAGGTAAAACCAGGGCTTGGTGAGGTTGGAATAGATGTTGTCCATCCAGATGGAGGACTAAACGCTCCTGTTGACCAAGTGTAAGTAGATGTTCCTGAAATAGTAGGAATACTTGCCGCCCACTGATAAACAGTAGGTCTTGCACTTTGATAGCCAGAAGGTCCTGTATCACCATTTTGACCTGCGCCAGCTACTGAATATCCGCTTGTCCAACTAACAGTGCTTGTAGTTACGCCAGCGGCAGCAGTTACTTTTTTACTAGCAACCCAAAGAACCAATAAAGGTGTGCCAGGATTAGTAGGAATGGTTGTAGACCACCCATTTCCACCTGTATAAGCTGAATTAGCACCAGTAGCCCAAGTGTAAGTAGAGTTACCACTGGGGTTGCCTGGCGTTGAAATGCTCCACTGATACAAATTTGCAGTGGCATTTTGATTTCCATCAGTACCTTGGTCAACAAAAATCAATTGAATCTCTGCTGGTGTAGCTTGTGTAACAACACCCAAACTATTCTTAAATCGAACAGGAACAGATATTGTTGCAGGACTTGCCGCCATAGCTGTTGGATTTGGCCAAACCGCATATGTGCCGCCATCAGTCGGTGATCCAATAGTTATATTTGTGTAACTGATTGATGCATTACCAGTAGTAGAAGAGCCTCCAATGCGCCATGTATTATTTATAAAAGACACATCACTGTCTGTTTGAGCAGTTACAAAATCAACTGCAGCATTGCCATTAATTGCATATAAAGCAGGAGTAATTCCAGTAAAACTAGGTGTTAATGGATTGCCAGTTCTAGCTACTTGTAAATTTGAAGGTTGAAAAAATGTAATGAATGAATCTGATAGTGGTGTACTAGCAGTCAAAACATCTAAATCAATGGAATTTACATTTGCTTGAACATATCCAGTAGAAGGACTAGCAGTACCTATATAAAAAGTAATCTGTCTTCCACCACTAGTTTTGTAAAACAAAAATTTAGTTGTACCAAATCCACCAGTAACTCTGTACCAAATGTAATCAGCAGGATTGCTTGATTCAACAGAATCATCTGTATTTCTTAAACCATAGTAAGCACGATTGGTTGGACTGTCTCCAAAATTTACTGACCCATCAAAACTATCTGCATATTTAACCGCTAAATAACGATACAAATACGCAATAATAATTCCACTAGGACCTGTAATTTGTCCATTATTTGGATCGGCAGCTAAATTAGATCCAAAGTTAGCCAATAAATAATTAATCGCATCAGATACTTGTGATGGTGAAGGATTATTGGTTAGTGCGAATGACATTAGAAGGCATCCTCAGTCACAGTGGCTTGTAAGTTCAAAGCACTTACTTTCCATGTGTCACTGGCATCGTTTGAGCCAAATTTAACCGCCACAGTACGGAAAGTGTTTTGTTGAGTTGTCACCCAAGGTGTATCAGTATCAATAACAGTTACGCCTGTCTGACCATAAATAGCCGCTTGAGCAGTTGAATTAGCACCGCCAACAGTAATATTGATAGAGCCACTACC